TCAAGTATCCTCGGGCCGCTTCGCTCCCCGACCTGCCTCTGACGTGGCGTGATCGGAACGGTGCGGTACTGGATCTGACTACGGCAACGCTCCGGTGCAAGATCGGGGTGGCTGGTCAGGCCGCAACCAAGATCATCACGAGTGTGAACGGCTACAACTTCGCACCGAACGTGATCGTCCAGTTCGCAGTGGGCGATCTCGACATCACGGAAGGTAACTACCAACTGGTGGTGGAGGGTACCATCAGTGGTCGGACACGAAAGGCGGTATGGCCCCTGATCATCGAGCCCGTGGTGAACTAATATACCATCCTCGGGCTTTCCCGTGTGGAACGATTGATACTAGGAGGCAATGATGCGTACCGGGTACTGGGTGGACCTAGCTCCTCTCAACTTCGACGAAGGTACCAAGATCTGGGCGCAGGCCCTCCCCTTGGGTACCTACAAGCACCCGCTGTACGGTGACGTCATCGTCACACCAGATCGAGTCCAGAGGTTCGCCTCAAGCGTGAAGGACAACGTTCGTGAGATCGATCTGGACGTCAACTATGACCACCGTGAACACACAGGCAAGGCTGCAGGGTGGATCCGCGATGCGGAAGACCGTGGAGCTGACGGCCTGTGGATCGAGATCGAGTTCACGGAGCCGGCCCTGGCGTCGGTGAAAAGCGGCGAATATCGGTACCTCAGTTCCGAGTTCGCCGACGAGTGGGAGCACCCCAAGACCGGAGCGAATCATCAGGACGTGCTCTTCGGAGCCGCACTGACAAACCGTCCCTGGTTGAAGGACATCCTCCCGATCAACATGTCCGAGGTGACAGGAGGAGAGAAGGTGGATGAGTTCCTGAAGGAGCTCCGCACCAAGCTCAAGCTTCCGGAGGACGCCACAGAGGCGCAGATCCTGGAAGCAGCGGGCAAGGAACCGGAGCCGCCGACACCGCCAGCGCCACCGACCGAGAAGGAGCCTGTGACGGCAGCACTGTCCGAGCAGGACCGAGAGCTCCTGAAGAAGCTGGGTGAGGGTAACCCGATTCTCCAGAAGCTCGTCAGCACGGTGGAGGACCAGCAGAAGACGATCAAGGAACTGGGTGACGAGGTTGCCCAGGGTAAGGTCGCCACGAAGCTGGCCGAGATCAACACGTCAACGCAGTCGTGGGGACGTGGTGGGAACAAGGGCAAGTTCGCCATCCCACCCGCCGCGCTCGAGGGCCTTCCGGTGAAGTTGGCGGAAATGTCGCCGGCTCACATGAAGGTCTTCACCGACTTCGTCGGCACCATCCTCGACACCGGTCTCGTGTCCCTCAAGGAGGTCGGCCGGGCCAGGACGATGGAGGAGAAGTCCGCCTCTTCGTTGTTCGCCGAGAAGGCACAAACGCTCATGGCGGAGAACAAGGACATCTCCTACGCGGACGCCGTCTCACGGATCGCGGCCGAAGAGCCCGACCTGTGGGAGAGCTACCGCATGGAGACCCTCACCGCAGGAACGGAGGTGGAGTAGATGCCTACCGAGGCGGAGATGGACAAGGCGTTTTATGTTGACGCCGCAACGAACATCTTCAAGTGTCAGAAGCTCAACACGACAACGATGGAACACGTCACAGAGGCCGGCGCGAACGATCCTGTCATCGGGATCATCCAAGAGACGGTCTCGTCTGCGGACGCCACAACGCACCGGCTGCCTCGAGCGGCCAACGTTCGCGTTGCGGGGGTGTCACGAGCCATCGCCGCAGCTGGTATCACCGTCGGAGCTCGCCTCGTTGCGGGTGCTACGGGCCAGGTGATCACGGCACTCGTGACGACGGCAAAGCAGAACCAAGTCGGTATCGCGTTGACACCCGCGACGAACGCCGGCGACCACCTCGACGTCCTGCTCACGCCGGGCGTGCAGATCGACACATAGGAGGAAAGGATGCCTGTCTACGATCCACGGGGTGGTGGCAACGTCCACATTGACCAGATCCTGACGCAGATCAGCGTTGGGTACCCGAACAACGGTCTTGTGGGTGAGGCACTCTTCCCTGCGGTCCCAGTCCGCAAGCAGTCCGACAAGTACTACATCTTCGGCCGTGAGTCCTTCTCGATCGACCCTGGTGGTGACGTGCGTGCACCGGGGACGGAAGCGAACGAGATCCCAGGTCTCGCGGTGTCGGTGGACTCGTATTTCGCAACGGAACACGCGTTGCAGATCGCGATCACACCCGAAGAGCGTGAGAACGCCGACAGTCCGCTCGACCCTGACCGTGACGGAACGGAACTCGTCACCGGAAAGGTGATGTTGGCTCGTGAAGTCGTCATGCAAGCCATGGTGTCGACGGCTTCGAACTACGCGTCAGGGTACTCAACGACCCTGTCGGGTACTTCGCAGTTCAACGACTACAGCAACTCCGACCCGATCGGCACGTTCCGAACCGCCACGAGGACGATCCACGCCGGCTTGTTCCTCGAGCCGAACCTCGCGATCATTCCGTATCAGGTCATGAGTCAGCTCGAGGACCACCCCGACTTCATCGAGCGCATCAAGTACTCGGAACGGGGCATCCTCACGGCGGAGCTCATCGCCACCATCCTTGGGATGGCGAACGTCATCGTCCCCGGAGTCGGCATCAACACCGCCAACCCCGGCCAGACGGTAACGCTCTCGTACCTGTGGGGCAAGGACATCATCCTCGCCTACGTGCCTCCTCGTCCGGGTCTCAAGATCCCGGCCTTCGCCTACGAGTACTGCTGGGTCTACAGCGCAGCAGGAACAGGGGTGCAGGTCGTGAAGCGTTGGTGGGACGACGACCGCGAGGCGGACGTCTTGAGGGTGGCTCGTCGGTACGACCTCAAGTTCACGGCAGTGGACGCCACGAGCAAGTCGATCGGCGGGTACATCATCAAGTCGGCCGTCGCCTAGGAGGAGCCATGACAGTCCGAATCAAGTGGCCATACGCCAACCCGCTTCGGGTCAGGCGTGTGGACCTGGACAACAACGTGGCCTACTTCACCAACGCTGGTGTCCCCACCAACGGTGGTGCGGGAACGGGCGTAGGGTTCGCTGGCGTAGGTTCGCTCTGCGTCGATCGCACCAATGGCAAGTTGTACATCAACACCGGCACCATGGCATCGCCCACTTGGGTGAGTGTCGGGTCGCAGACGTAGGAGGAGCGAATGCCCGTTGCACTGACAAACATCCTGCACTCCGGCCAGTGGGTGGACGCAGGCGAAGAAGTGACAGAAAGCACCTTCGTGGAGATTTCCGAAGAGGAGATGCAAGCCCTGGTCGACGTCGGCGCTGTCGGCGACCCCCCTGGTGTCGTTTTCATTGGCGACTCCGAAGAGAAGTTGGCACAACTCGACGCACTTCTCCAGGAGAAGTACGGCATGACCGCTGACGAACTCCTTGCCACCGAGGTCACCGCGGAGGAGCCTTCGGCCGCAACGCCTGAACCACCTCAGGCCGAGGGAGACCAGGGCTCCTCCAGCGGTGGGTAGTGTCATACGTCACTGCCGCCCAAGTCCAGCAGTGGCTGGAGTCTACTAAGCTCGGTATCGACGGTGTCGATACCGAGCTAGAAAGCTCTGCAGCCGAGTACATCAAGGCGCAGCTTGCCAGTCTCACCGACACTACGGTCTGGGTCGACGCTGCTTCGACCCCAGTGTTGGTCGTCAAGCTCATGTCCATGCTGATCGCTGCGTGGATCTATGAGCGGACGTACTCCGAGCAGGACTCAACCCAGCCAACCTGGGGTGCGCGACTCGAACATATGGTCGCAACCGTCATCACTGGGCTCACCAGTGGTGTCATTGCTCTGATCGACTCGCCAATCGCAGAGCAGACGTGGCAGCCGGAGTACTGGCCGAACGATGACACGGCTGTCTACCAGGCGTTCGACATCTGGGGCAAAGAGGTTGTCCCCATGGGCAGCGAAGACATCAAGTTCACCATGGGGCAGAAGTTCTAATGGCCCCAGTTGGTCAAGCCTCCATCAGCGTCACCGTCGAGATGGTACCTCCTGGTCCTGTCCTGATGGCTGAAATGGAGGGGCTTGGTAATAGCGTTCGGTCTCTTCGCGAACCGTTAAAGCGCGCCGTGCAGCGGGTGATGGCGCCTTCGTTCCAACTGAACTTCGCATCTGGTGGACGTCCAGCGTGGGAACCTCTATCGGAAGGTACTATTACCAACCGTGCGAATCTTGGGTTCGACGCTGGACCGATTCTTATTAGGTCCGGTTTGCTCCAGAGAGTTGCGGGACAACTCAACATCTGGGAGATCGATACCACGTCTGCGCAGGTGAGCAGTCTGCCTCGAGCGCAGTACGGTGTCGTACACCAGTTGGGTGGAGGAAGTGTACCAGCACGACCTTGGGCTGTGATGCAAGACGAAGATATGGATAGGGTCGAGTTGGTGTTCATCGAGTGGATGGGCGAGCGACTCCTGGCAGCGGGGTTTAGTGTCGGTGTCGTCTGATAGCTTGTTCGAAGTGAGCGCAGCGATGGTCGGGATTCTCGAGGACCACACAGAGCTTGGGTTCGAAGATGTGTTCTTCGGCGATCAGGACATGGTACCTCGTACGCCCGCTATCGCCGTCGACCCGCTCCGGTTGGATCGTGAAATCCAGGGTATCATGTCTGGTGGGATGACGAAGAACACGTTTCTGATCTACGTGTTCGTCTACCACGCACCGATCCAGAACGGGCAGGTAACGCGTCAGGAAAGTGATCAGTTAGCAGACGCGGTACAGAACGTACTCCACCAAGACCTTACGTTGGGAGGACTGATCATTCACGGGTTCTGCACGATGTCTGAGTCAGGCGTCGCACACCGTGGCGGATCGATGCTCCGAACGCATCGCATCACGTGGACTGGGATCTCGAAGAAAGGGTTGCTGGAATGAGCAAGCAAGTCAGTGTGAATCTGCCCGCTGCAGGTGAAGGCACCATGCTTGAGGTCCAGGGGCTTGGGGTGTTCGAGAATGGCACCACAACGGACGTCGATGACGAGCAGGTGACTGTCTACACCGAAGCGTTCGGATACGAATGGCCAGAGGGTCAAGACACGCTCAACGTCGTACCGGCGGAGCCCGAGCCGGAAGTTGTTGCGGCGGAAGACGCCCCTGTGGTAAGCGATCAAAGCCCGCCGTCGGAGCCTGCAACAACGGAGGTACCAAGTGCCTAGGAACATTGGAGCCGTAGGGATCGCTGGCATCGCGTTCGAGACAGTTGCTGGGACCTTCGTGCCACCGACGAAGTTCTTTCCGATTCTCTCGGAGACCCTCGACTACCAGCAGAACACGTCTTGGCGTCGTTCTATCCGCGCTGTAGCTGACACACACGGTGCCGTTCACGGTGGAACGTGGATTGCTGGCGACATCACGTTCGAGGTGTTGGACGACGTACTCCCATACTTTCTCTACATCAGCCGCAACTCGATGGTGAAATCAGGTACCACGCCGAACTGGGTCTACACCTCGACGCCGGCTCACGTCGGAACAGTGCCACCAGCGAAGCCGGCAGCATCGATCGCCATCATGAGGAACGCGCAGACGTTTGGCTACGCAGGGTGTGTGGTGGTCGCAATGGAGTTCACCATCAACAACGGCGTTCTGGAGTGTAAGTGTGGGATCATCGGGCGCAAGGAAGCTTCGGCGACGAACCCCTCACCTACGTGGCCGACTTCGGCTCCGTACGGGATGGACGCGCACACTCTCAACGTGGCAGGAACGCCCGTTACCGATGCAGACACGATCACGTTCACCATCAACGATGCAGGGAACCCGATCTTCCGTCTGTCATCGCTGAACGCCGTCGACATCTCTTGGGGAGAGCGAACTGTCACAGCAAAGGCGGATCGCGACTTCGACACGA